CATTAATCGTACAAAATACTTGGTCTGCTCCCACATTCCTTGATTCAATGCCAACTGCTATAAGTTCCCCCACTGTTGATAAATTCATCATATTTACATAGGATGCTGATGTAGTTGTTGTTATTGTAAAAGCTTTTTTAAATCTTATGTATTCACTAATTGCTTCTAAACTATCAGTTGTATTATCAAAAGTATTTGAGCCATCAGCTTTACTTAATATATCTTGCAATGATTTTGCTGTTGGTGTGTCAGGAACTGCTGCTGAAATATCGGCAATAATAATATCCTGTTTTGCCTCTGTAGCATCACCACCACCACCTCCACCTATACCATCAATTTGGTCAGAAAGTGTTTTAAGTGTATCACTATCAGCCCCCCTAATATTACTTTCTGTAGTATCAAGCTCAGCTTTTGTTGGTGCATCATAATCCGTTAATGCTGTTGCAACTTGAGCAGGTGTCGCGAGTAAAGCATGCCCAGCATCCATTTCGGCTTTTGTTGGTGCATCGTAAGTTGTTAATGCATCTGCACATTCACTTTGTACCTCGGTATCCCAATCTGAGTTCCAAGGGATTGCCGTTAATCCAGCCCCTAAAGCGCCAATAACTGCTGTATCTAATAGTAATGCTGCGGTATCACCCTTAACTGCGTCAATTTTGGTTTCGTTTGCATTAACTTCTGTAATAATTGCGACTTTATCGGCAGTTGCTTCTGCACGTGTTGGTGCATCGTAGTCCGTTAATGCTGTATCACACGCGGCGTTAACTTGAGCGGCGCTGAGTGTAGCTGAATTTATTTTGCTCGTGAGTCCAACAATAAGGTCTGAAGTCCGTTGTTTTGCTATATCTTCCTGTGTTCTTTTATTGTTCATTTATTATGTACTCCCGAATCTTAATAATAATATACCAACAATAACTCTAATAAAATGTGCATAAAATACTTGTTTGCCATATAAACGTTTAGAATAAAAATCAGCTATAACTAAATGTTCGTAATAACCAATGTTTCTTTTTAATTTACCCCATCTGATATATGGATATAATATTTCACTACATTCCCATGAGATAAATAAAAATCCTAATACAACCATTCCGTATTTAATAAATGGTATAATATGCCAACCAGGGAATTGTGCATATATACAAATTGAGAAAAATATTAATGTAGCACAAAACAAAGTAAATAGAAAATGATATATTCCGAATAATACATGTCCCCTAATACCAGACTTGAATCCAGTATGCGTTTCGTCTCTATCTTGTGTCATAATCATTCCTTGTATTAAACCATATAAAATACCAAGAACGATTGCTCCAATAATCTCAAACATTCTTTTTTTCTCCTTTTTTTTATTCTATTAATTCAAAATTCAAAATGTTCAATAATTTCAATAGGAAGTTTCTTTAGATGAGTTCAAAATGAGGTCTATCAATTAATTTTCCTTTCTCATCCCATAGTATTCCATTTTTATTCCAATCATGTCCCCACCGAATTTTTATCCCCAACATATAAGCTGCCATTAGCATATGACCCGCAAGCATTGCCATTTCTTCATAAGCATCCCACGGAACTATACATTTCCTTATGTGGTCATAAGGGATAATATCAATGGCTAAACTTGGAATTTTATTATGTTTACTACCAGGATATTTTACTGTGGTATATTTAGGGTAAGCAGCATTCTGAGAAATTTTATCCCTATATCCACAAAGGATAGTAAAATCATAATCTTGAATAACGGTACGACAGATAGTTATTATATTAGGATGACAAGTTGCTAATTTTTTTTCTGATGTAGCACTAAAATAAGGCATTATATACTAGACCCCTTACTTTTTTTTGGATTGTTTTGCTGGAGAACATTTACCCTTTTTACGACCACCCCTTCTTTTACTTGGATATGGACTTCTTTGTCTTGGACCTTTTCCATTTTTATCAGGCATAATACACCCCTATTTTATCTCACGTTACCTTCTGTTGGATAATCTGCCATATTACTTTTCCTTTATTTTTTTCTTTCTATTCTAAATTGTCCATCTATAATTAAAATATTAGTGGCATCAGTAATATTCTTAACATACATTTCAACTACATTATCTTTTGTCAATAATACATAACCACCAGCAGCAGTTGTTCTTGCTATATCCTGATTAGAAGCTTCAGAGTGTGCATGTGTTATGTATAATTGTGTAGCAACGTGAACAGTACCCCCAGATGACCACGCTACACCAGCAGTATTGACATCAATACCTTCATCATCCGTTAATTCAAAAGTCTTATCAGTCTTATTTGCTACAGTAAAAAGCTTATCATTAACCATAACCATACCAACCACACCGGTTATTTTAATCTTATCACCATCTTCTAGGCCATGATTTTCTGATGTCGTTACAACTCCTGGGGTTGCCTCGGTTATTCCTGTAATTGCAGTTCCTGATGCAGCGGCGGCTATCTCAAAAACATCAAATGCAAAGTCTTTAGCTCCTGCGGCTACCTCACAGCAGATATCATATCTTACTAAATATGTACCTGTAGCACCAATCGTAATATTATCTGTAGCATGAGCACCATTACTTACACTTTCTTCCATATCAGCGGTAAATATCGTAAGTTTATGATACTGGTCGGTAAGGTCGATTGTAGTTGATATATCAGCATCATAGGTATATATACCAGCATAATCTATAACTACATAATTATCATAAGCTGTTTTCCAATTTGTACTGTCATCCCCAACTGTTCCCACTACTTTTTGAATATTTGCATCATACGCTTCAAAATCTTCACTCTGGATTTTAATCAATTGTGCTTGTATTTGTGGAACAGTATATAATAATAACACAATTGTAATTAAAACTATCAGTTTTTTCATATTATCAATTCCCCTTAATATATTAATTGAGTGCGAATAGTAACGACATCATCACTATATCGAGTACCAGTCGCCATATCCCACACTGTATCGTCCGAATATGCTAAGCTGTCAACTTCTATTTTTAGGAATGGAGGAACGTGCTCAATCACAATACCAAAACCCCATTCAGATTGTCCCACTGATAATGAATATTTGGTTGTATCACCATTAGAATCTAAGTTTACAAATGTATCTGCTAATTTACTTGCACCAGTAATCCTAGTATAAAGGGTGTCAGTCGAATCGGGCATACTGTACCAAACTATTATTTTCCTAGCACCTCTTGTGCCGAATGCTGGCAGGTCTGTTGCTGAATTTTCCAATGTTGTTGTAATATCCAATACTTCCTGTGCAAACAAAATACCGACAATGGATAATACAACAAGAAATATCATAAATGTTTTTTTCATTTTCCCATCCTTTTTAAATTATATATTTACTTATTATTTTTCCAAATATTATCATTTATAGAATCGTCTTCTATATAATCATTCAATATATTCAGTACCGAATTTAATCTATCTATCACAATACTTATATCATGTTTTATGGCAATCAAATCATGCCAATTAATCTTTATCCCCCAATTATCGCTATCTCTGTTCATTGTCATAATATACCATCCCTTCTATTGTAATGCAAGTTGAATATTGTGATATATACATATTCCTATTAATATATTTCGCCACGACCGACTGTAATTTCTTCCATCGCTCTCCCACGCTCAATCTTCGGTACTCTTCTCATACTACCAACCGCACGTCTAAAACTTTCGTTAGTTATTAATGATATGCCGAGATAACGTTTGTCGGTTTTGCGTCTTTCTCTAACGTCATCGTTATAATCTTTACGCATTTTCATTATTTTAGCCAGTTCTTTAGTAGTACGGTCTTTGGTTGATTTCTGTAAATATCTTCTATATCGAGCATATATATCGGTTCTACGTTCGTCATATTTACGTTTTATTGTTTGTGCTTTATACACCTCTTCTTTTTTTCTAGTAACCATAACAGGTGAAAAACTAAGCATACGCAATGCCGTTTCACCCGCGGTCGGTTTAATTTGTTCTGTACCGTAAAATATCGGTGCTCCAGTTCTTGTGGTTGCCCCGTACTTAGCCTCGCGGATTGCACGTATAAACGAAGCTATAAACCTTGGTAATAATCGTTCCGAACCCCTCAATATATCACCTCTTTTTATATCGCTGAATCCATAACCAATATCTTTTACCAACGACCACGGTGCAGTTTCGGTTGGGTCAGGAACTTCAACAGCTAGCGAACCACGTACAGTTACTGGTGTAACCGCACCTATAACACCATCATGTGCGATTCTGTCAGCGGTAGTGCCAAAGTTTTCCTCTACCGCTCTGTAAAAGTCGCCCATATAATCGTCAGTGTTGAATATTTTATTAAGTGATTTTTCTAATGGATTACCAACCATTTCATCTAAATCATCGACTGCGCCAGCAAGTGGTATAGCACCAATTCCGCCAAGAACCATTGGTGCGAACATCATCCATCCTACATTCATCATCTTTTCTTTTTTTGTGGTTTCACTAGATAAAAACATTTCTGCCATATTCTGCATATAGTTATGTGAAAATTTCATAAATGTATACATACCACGCGATACAACAGGTAATGTGGTTTTACCCTGTGCCCAAAATGGTGCAGTGCTTTTATCATATATACCATGTGCTTTATTTGATATTTCTTCTGATTGTTCCACTAATTCATCAAAACTTAATTTCTTTGTATTATGTTTATTAATATAATCGTATGTTCCAATAATGGTTGCACCACGATTAAACCGTTCGGATTGTTCAAATATCCACATGAGTTTATTTGCCATATTGGCAGCCCATGCACCTTCTTTTGATTTAAGCCATGCCAATTGGTCATTATAATATTGTGCTCTATCAAGACTTGCTTCGTCTAATTTTTTTAATAGTTTAATAACATCATCTGGAATATTTTTTAATCTGCCAAAACGATACTCAATATAATATTTTGCACCTTTCATAAGTTGCATAGGAATTTGTTTCCACGGAACTTTGGCATATTGATTCATTGACGGTGCTACCGATGTAACCATTGAAGTAACATTAACAAACGGTGAAGCAATAGTACCAGCAAGATATTTTATAATCATCATGGATTTTGCAAAACTCATTGCATTTTCTACAAATGTATTTGACGATAAAAGCGACTCAAGTGTTTTATGTGCATGATTATATGCTCTTCTTTGTATTATAGGATTAATACGGTTTTCTCTTATAAAATCAACAAATTCTTCATCACTGTGAAAATCGGCACGTTCGTATTTTTTGCCACTTCTATCATAAAATCCAGAAATAGCTTCCATTAATTGTTGCGCAACCTCAGACTTCGCTAAACCAGCCGATGTTCTACTAAAATATGTACCAGAAGATTTAATTAAATCCTCTTCATAACCACGTACAACTTCTGCACCAACTTCTTTTCCACGTTTTATTGTTGTAGCACGCCAACTACCAGATTTAATAAGGTTGGCGGTATTGCTAAGTAACCGTATCGCGAAATCATCACTTACTGTTCGTCTTGCTTTATAATCAGTATTTATTCCATTAAGCACCCTATCTTTTATATTTTTTGTATCGGTAAAATGCCATACTAAATTACCAGAACCAGATTGTTCTTCATATCTTTTACCACCGATATTCTTAAACACTTCGGAATATTTATCACCATCCATATCAACTATAAAATGCTGTTCTTTTGTACCATCTACTTTTACATAATCAACAGTGCGTGTATCTAATCCTTTTATTTTATCAAGACTTTCGTAGAATGTAAAATCCATACGTCCTAAAACTTCTTCAATAGTTTTTTCTATACCCAATATATTTTCATATACATTGAATGTATCGGGCAATTCCTCACTTTCCCTATATTCAAATTTAGCATTATGCTGTTTATCATATCCCTGTTCTATTAAATCCAACTTGAATTTTTCACGCTGTATTTTTGTAGTAAAATATTTTAGTACTGGTGATAATCCCTCAGCATCTGCACGTAATCCAAATCTACCTGGTTGCCTTAAACGTGGTGCATACCATCCACGCATTTCAGCCATTTCACGAACACTATCCATAAGATTTACTTTATACGATGTGCCTGTTATGCTATCATCAAACAAGATGGTTGGTATAGCCATATTTTCTTTTTTGGCATTTTTGATTGTAATTTTACCTAATCTTATGAATGTTTCCAATGCTCTATCGTACGAATCACGTATATCCAACCATATTTGTATTGCTGATTCAGAAAATCCTTGTCGTTGTAATTCTGTTTTTGTTTTATCCTTACGCTGATTTTCCAATAATTGCCGTTCAGTATTCATTCTATCTATTTTATTTAAATCAGGCATTTCCTTTAGATTTTCATCTATTATGTCCAACATAAGCTGTGTGGTTTTTTTAGTTTCTTCTCTAGCATAATCGGTTTTATTTCTGTCATTCTCAAACCATACTTCGCCCATTTGGGCATATTCTTTTTCATTCCCTTTTTTATGTCCCCATTTAACCAAACGTGTCAAAGCATTTCCTTCGCCTAATTCTTCGCCTAACATTTGGTTATGTAATAACCGCTTAACATTTGAACTATTATAAGCCAATTTTATAAACGCTTCAAATGATGGTATATTCTTAACATACTCTGGGGAACCTGCAATCCACTGAATAAGCGGTATATCTTTTTTGCGTGAATCACCAAACTTGCGATTTGCAATAGCATTAAGCGTTTTATACATTTCGTTCAACATATCATTATCATACTTTTTATCAAACCATTTAATACGGTCACGCGCTTCAAATATTTGTTTATTTTGTTTGATAGTCGGCTTTTTCTTTCCTTGCTGATATAGTTTTTCTATACCACGTACTATAACTTCGCCTTTAATTTTTTCAATATCATGGTGTTCGTTGTTATCGCGTATGGATGCAACAATATCATTAAATTCATTTATAAAAATATCAGAATTATTTAATATGGTTTCTGGCATAAGCACAGTATTCCGACCAGTTATGTTTTTTGGTGCACCAATAAGTCTTGATTGCCCGAGAACATAATCGCGTGCACGTTCTGCTAGGTTAATTATATCTTTTTCTGAATTTATTGTAATGGTTTTTTCTGTCGGTGAAATACCAATAGCTCGCAGTATACGGTTTATAAAATTCTTTATCACGGTTATAACGCGGTTATGAATAATAGGTGCTTCTTGTGGATTAATAACAGCGTCAACTAATAGTTCTTCCGCTGTTTGCATTCTATGCTTTGAATTTTTTTCTAAGTCAAATCCATATAAATCGGCTATTTTATTTAATTTGTCAGGATTATTCGTTTTATAGTAATTATATGCTTGCTTTAACACTGGTTCTAATTGTTTACCAATAACATTGCGTAAACCATAATGTCCAATTGTTTCATGCAATATAGCTTCAACAACATCAGTTTCGTTACGCATAGCCCTGGTGGACAAATAAACCGTATCGTCAATAGGGTCGAATAATCCAACTATTGTGGAATTGGGATTGCCAAGCGTACCGATTGATTTTAGTTTTTCCAAATTTTCTTTTTTGGTTGGTTGGTATATATTATCAATAACTTTTATATTTGGCTTATTGGCAAATACTTTAGTTACTTTATTCACAATATCATTAACCATTTCCATCGGCAATGGTATATAATCACCAGAAAGTTTGGTATATTCACTAAACAATTCTGTTTGATTTGGGTCTTTAGTCATTGCCTGCAATTCTTCATCAGTAAATATATTAGATTGTGTATCAGGATTTTGAGATTGTTCGACTAAATTAGTATCATCAGGTGTAACTTTATTAACCGTATCGTTCGCTTTTTTACCTTTACTTTGTAAATATACCTGCATATCAAACAGCGTACCTTGTTTAACAACATCGGGTAAAAAAGTAAATGTATCTTCTAAAAGTATACGACCGTCCTCAAAAAACCATACAGAATCACCTTCTTTTATTGGTGTGCCAGTTACGGAATCAAATGTATTAAACATCGCGGTTGTATGGTCTGGAATCGGTGTATCCTGCCTACGTTGATATAATTCCCCACCTATTGATTTTACTGGATTAGTATCGCCAGTAATTTTTATTGAGAAACTAGAACCATCATTCATATCCCTTATCATAGCAGGACTATTTCTATTCCACGCTTTTGCCATTTCTATAAAATCTGGTAAATTACCCATAATAGCTTTTTTTTCTACATCAGGAACACTATTCCAATCTTCGTCAGAAAGTAGTGGTTTATTGTTTACAATTTCATTAAGTTCTTTTGGTTTTCTATACGCTACTTCTTTAAGTTTTTCACGGGGAATTTGTTCTACCGCTGTTTCAATGAATGTTTCCGTAGACACACCTGTTGTAAAATATTCATCAAGTTCCCTTATTGCTTGATTAACATCTTCTTCTGTAATACCACTTTCATCAGCCTCGCCTTTAACGCTTTCCTGTATGTTTCTCCGTATTTCTTCCGTTTCTGCTTGTTCATTTTCCCTTACCTCTTTATGTAAATTATTAAGTTCTTGCTCATTTGCCAATACAATTTCATCTATTATTTTATTTGCTTCTTCTGGTATTGCATTTCTTAATTTTTCTCTGTAAAAATCTTCATCAATCCCTAAATATTTATTCAACTGTTCATATTCAACACTCTCATCGTAAGTTAATTGGTCAGCTCCATATTTCTCAAAACTTTTATGTTGGGCATATAATTCACCCATTTCCCTATGGGCTTCTTGTATCAACTCATTAAATGTAGATAATGTAAATTCTCTACCAGCTTCGCCAGATTCTCTTATTGCAGTATTATAAGCATAAACTAAGTCATCGGTATTAGACTTACCTTTCGGGTCATAAGGTAGTTTTGCATTTACCCCAGAAGTACCCACCATAACACCATCAAATAAATCTCGTAATTCACCACTAACTTTATATCCTTCGCTTGTACCAGATTTAATGTTTAAACCCGCACCTAATAATACTGATAATGCTGGTTTATCATCAAATTCGTCAGGATGGAATAATGTTTTATCCTCAAGTCTTGTACCAATAGCTTTTCTACCAGCCTCAACCCTACTAATATACTTATCATATTGCTCATAAGAATATGGTATTGTCGCTGTTTTGCTTTTTAAGAATAAATTACCTTCTGGTGTTTTAACAACATTATACATTTTACCACGATATTTTATTCTCGATAGGATTTTTTCTGCTGTAGGTTCAACAGGAATTGCCTCTCTGGTAGGTTTCTGTGCCTCAGGAACAACTTTCTCGACTTCAGGGATAGTAACGGTCGGCTCAACAATTCCCGCCTCTGGCTGAATAGCAGGTACAACAGCTTCGGCAACTGGTGGTGCATATCCTTCACCTAATGGTATTTCAGCACCAATTTCTTCTTCGGCTTTCATTCTATTAGCTACATCCTGAATAGCACCTACAATTTGCACACGTTCAGCTTCAATTCTTGCGCGGTCGGCTTTATTTTTCCTAGCTTTCTCTATATTCTTTTTCTTATTTGTTTCAGCAATAACATCCCATACATCCTCACCTTGATTAATTCTTTGTGCGGCATCTTGAATAGCCGCCGCTATATTTTGTTCTGATGTTTGCTGTTTTATTATTTCTTTTTCAACAGCTTTCACACGCTGTTTTTCAATCCCACGCGATGAATTTATAAATCTATCAATAGAATTTACCGTATCTGTTAATCCGAGTTCGCTTGCATTTTCCCTTAATATATTTGCATTTTCAATAGCAACATTTACACCATCGGCTTGTGCAAGTTCTTTAAGTTTAGTTAATATTCTTGATATATCATGTTTAGTTTCTGTTGTATCACCAAGATTACCGTATTTACTTAACGCTTCATCACTGCGTAACAACTCAAATCTATTAAACGCACGTTCACGCATCATACTATCGCCAGTTTTTGCGGTGGCATCGTAATCTCTAAACGCTGAAATAATATTATCTAACGCAGTCCATAACTCCGGATTTTGTTCCTTACCATATTTATCCCTTAATGCTTCAGCTGATTTTATCGCCACATCTGAATTTTTGGTTTCGTTTAATCCGTTCCAGATTTTATTAATAACAGATTTACGCATATCGGCGTTATCAAACTTAAAATCACGCCTCATTTTATTAACATTATGTATATCGACAGCAGTTGCACCACCACCAAGCACTGCACCCATCGTAATTGTTGTAAGCCCAACAGGAATTGCCTGTTGTTTTAATGTTTCAGCTAATTTAGGGATACTAGTTGGTATACCTGGCATAATAAATGATACTGCACTATATGGATTTTCGTCTGCTGGTTCGCCAGCTAATCCATGTTCCCAATCCAATCTTGCCTGATTGTAATTTGTATATAATTCTGTAATTTGTTCCTCAAGTTGTGTTTCAGTAAATACACCAACACCACCAGCAAAAGCAGAAATAATGCCTGGCTTAGCTAATATTTCACCAACCTCTTGACCAGCTTTTGGTGCTATACGACCCACAACTTTTGTTACCGCTTTTCTGGCAAATGGTCCACCTGCTTTGAATATAAGACCTAATGCAACACTACCGATTAATTCTGGATAGACCTCATACGCGGCAGATTTTTTCGCAAGCGTTGCGTAATCGTGCCGTTCTATTTCACGGTTCCACTCATCATCTGTTATTTTTCTACCAAGAATAGGCTCTATGCGTTGCCGTGTTGTTCTTTCAAGGTCATCCATTTTTTGCCGTCTTAAAGAACGTAATGCAGGATGCAACATTCCAGCAGCAGTAATAAGACCAAGTAATGGTGAACCTGCTACACTAGCAGCAACAACAGGTCCAGACATACCAACACTATATCCAATATTTGGTATAACATCTTTGGCTAATAAACGCATTGTACCTGGTGCTTTTGGCGAAGTAAACCGCTTTTCGTATTGTTCAGATGCTGATTGAATACGTGCAAGTTCAGCTTCACGTCTATTTTGTTCGGCAATATCCGGGTCAATCATAGGCAATGTGGCACTTAAATAAAACTTTTCTGCACCACGCCCTATTTCTTTTAATGATTCAGGGATAAATTCGGCATATGTCGGACGTGTGGTTGGATATGCCCGTGTAGTAGGCTGTTCTGAATATGATAATATTCTATTTATTTGTTCATCTGTATATGGCATTAATAAATAAATCCTTTTTTATTCCCAATAATAACCTGCTGGTTTTGTTTTTGTAATAGTAGGATATTTTATTTTAGGATATTCTTTTTGCATAAAAGTTGGTACTACCAATCTTGATATAGAAGAAATATGTTCCCCTGTAATCACACCATATTCTTTAATTAAATCAGTAATATTTTCACCATTCATATATCTACCAAACAAACTCCCCATATTTTCTGGTGATAATTTTTCTAATTGTGGATATGCTTTAAGTAAATTATTTAAAGCAGTTTTTCTGTTTGCTTCTTCGCCTAGTACCTCTGATTGTACCATTTCTCTTCTTCCACCAGGTGCAAGCTCAGTTTTATAATCAAAATAGTAATTATGTAATGGCATTTCACTTATAAGTTTGTTTTTCTCTTCAGTATCATCCAATCTAACTGATGGTTTTCTTGATTGCTCAAAATATGTATTATACATATCCTTTTCTTTGGATGCATCATAATCAATAGATTCCCTATATTTATCCATTTTATCTTCAACTTCCACCATATCATATGGAATAATTACCATTCTGGCTTTTGCAGCAGCAGGTTTTTTTAGATAATCTTTTTGCTAATAATCCATGACTTTCTCTGAATTAGGGAGTTCACCAGCTAATCCAGCAAGGTCTATATCTCGGTTTAAATTATATATCATTGCTTCTGCTTCAGTTGCATCAGCAGGATATATTTGATTTATAGCCGATTGTAACCCACTCATTAAATCACTTTTCCTTACTGGTATACCTGCTTCTAACATTTTTATATGCATATCTATAGAACCACCAAATGAACCGCCAAAAGGCTTAGCTTCTTTTAAATTAGTTAAATCTTCAATAGTCAATATAGGGTCTCGTTCTTGTGCTAAATCAAGCTGTTTCCCTTGTAAATCAAGCTGTTTCCCTTGTATATCAAGTTGTTGCTCTGTTTCCCATGCTCTTCGGCTTGCTTCCTGTGCTCTCTCAAGTCTATCCGCATAAGATTCATAAGCAGCCATTTCATCTATATATCTTTGCCGCTTAGCTCCAATCAATCCCATTTCCTGCTCAGCTTCTACTCTAGCTTTATCTATCTCTAATTGCTTTAATTCCAACTGTGATGCACGTTCATCACGTTTTCTTTGTGCATACTGTTCAGAAAGCCCGCTTATTGCTGCTTGAATATTCTCAAGCCCGCGCATCGTTCCGCCGTAAGGATTAGGAAATGTTGCCATTTATATTACCTCCCCGTTTTCTCTTACATATCTTGGTATTGTTTTGCCAATGTTTCTACATATATTGATAAACTTAGTTGATATTTCAGCCGAATCTTTATATTTAAACTCTGTTTTATGCCCAAGCGTTATTTCAGCATAATCAACTAATCTATCAACAAGATGTTTCTTGACCGCATCTTTTAATTCATCATTGTGTTTTATTATTGGCACTATTTGTTCGGCAAGCATATAGTAACCACGGAGTTCATCTTTACCCAAAAACATATCTTTAAATTTACGGCAAATTTCCACTTCTTTTGAGTCTGGACTTGTACATGCAGTTACTATTATACAGCCACCACGTTGTTTATATCCATAAAATGCACCTGCTGCCACACCTAATCCAGCACCGACAATATTACCAAGACCAGGAACAACCGAACCCCACGCTGCACCAGTAGCCGCACCAGCAGCCATACCAGTAGCCGCACCTAACCCAACATCCCATTCACGTTCACCACCGCCAACCCTTTTATGCATATATTCACCAATATTAGTTTGTCTTACTAACGAACCAGTGGTTGCCCCAGCAGATACAGGTTTTGCAAGCTGAAATGCTTTACCAGTATATTTTAATGCTTTACTACCTATACCCGGTGTTGCTGTAGTAGGTGTTGTTGTACCCACGCTAGGTACTGGTGTTAATGTTGTTTCAGTTGCAGTAGGCACTGGAGATAATGTCGTTTCGGTTATAGTAGGCAATGGTGATAGCGTTCTTTCAGTTATAGCAGGCACTGGTGATTCTGGCATGAACATACTATATGGTTTTTTAATACCACGTTCATATAGTTCATATGAAACTGGTTTTGTGAATTTTTCATATACAGTTGGACTTAGTAATGTTTGTCCAGTAACACTAGTTACACCTAAACCAAATTCTCTGCTTGCTTGCTGTTCCATTATTTTTGCACGTTTTTTTTCTTCTTCCATTCTTTCTCGCTCTATACCAGCCATTCTACGCTGTTTATACATAGCTGGTAAATATTGTGCCTGCGACCGAATATACTCACCATATGGTACTGGTGTTCTAAGTCCAGTTACCGCTTGTGCCTGCGGTGAATACATTATTGGTATTGGTGACATATATGAATAATTATCATATGGCATTATTGCATCCCTCCCCCAAATTGTCCTAATTGTGGCTGAGTATATTTACTAGGTATCGGTGAAAGCAATTCTTGTCTGAATGTTTTTGGAATTGGTTTCATATAAATAGATTTTAAATTCGCTAAATATGCTTGTGCATATAAATCAGGATATTTTTGCACTGATTTCATTATGGCATCTTGAGCATCCAATCGTAATTTAGCTCGTATATCCTGTTTTTCCTGCTCTTTCCCCGTTTCCCATGCCTGCAATCCTTTTAATCCTATTCCACCAGCAGTGAGTATACTACCTTTTATATTTTCCTTACCCATTGTTCCCAACATTTGTTTTTCCATATTTAGTTCGTGTTGTGCTTGTTCAATATTACTTAATCTGTTCATTGCATCTATTGCTTCACGCGCACTAAATTCGCCCATCTCGGCAGTTGGTTGTCGCATAAGAGTTTGTGGCACCGCACGTTTTGCACCAGCGTAACCAGATACGGCTGGTATATTAGCACCCGCTCTTTGATAATCATATATGTTCATATTTACACCTCTCTTTTTCTATTAATTTGAGGGTTGCCATCTACTATGATATGCATCCCACCTAAGATATTGCCCATCATTGGGCGACCCATCATATACATCGCTATGCGAACCGAGCGTATGCGATTCGTTATGATGAGCATCATTATCGTTTTTATGAGAATCAAATATGGATTGAGGAGTATAATTTGTCGTATGAGCTGTATTATTATGATTTTGAGCATGATGAGCATTTACATTATTTGCATGAGCTGATACATCTACACCATCTATTGTCATTGTATGGGGATTTGTATCATGGTCATGAAAGGATGTTTTGTTTCCAGCATGAGCTGAAATATTTACTCCATCAACCGTTGAATCGCACGTTATAGCGCCCTTCACATACATATTTCCAGCTTGGTCAACTGAAAATTGTTTTATAAGATTTAATGTACCAAGGAATAAATTCCCAGTTTTTCCAGAGGCAATATTAGCCTCGAAAACACCATCCTCGGCGTTGATAGTTTCATGGCTATGACCAACAAATAAAGATGAGCCATAATCCCCTCTTACCTGTACTCTGCTGTTTGTCATAAAAGTATACCTATTGGTACCACCATACGCATAGTAATATCCATTATTTATTTGTATACCCGGCGCTGCTCCCGGTCCAGGATTTATCGTATCGTCTATATTAATAAGCACTGCATCAGCAGCATCTAATAATTGTATATTGTTGTTTACCCCACTTATAACTGCTCTTTTTACCCCACTTGCTGCTGTCTGTACTGTACTTCCTGTTATTGTTCCCCCAGCCTGGATATCATTGGCAGTCAATTTCCCTCTAACATCAAACGTCCCTGCACTCTTATCAAATTTAGCACCGTTAGCCCCCGTATAATCACCTATTATAACATCCCCAACATCAGTACCACCTACCAATGCTTTAAATACATCATTGGTAACATCATCAATAACCTGAATACCTGTATTTGCGTCAGGGAATATCCTTACTCTTGCACCAGATGACGTACTGCTATATGAACCACCAAGAGTAGCTACTTTTGTGGTAGGGTCATATCCAGAAGAAAATGTGGATGCTCCCGATATGGTAATATTATCAGCTTCTATCGTTATCCCTTCAGCACTCGCATTTATACTTGCAATAACATCGGTACTCTGTACTGGTGTAAAATTTAATTGTGAAGTAGTAATCGAACTTGTATATATCTTACCACCATCTATTTTAGTTAAATCAAAACTATGCCGCCAATTTGAAAGATATACAGCACCATCTATTAGTACCTTGCTCCCAGCTAAAGTAACCACATCATCAGATGTTACATTATGTGGAATACAACTCGCAACTGTAGAAAATGCTGCGGATTTATTGCCAGATGTATCCATCGCTTTTACCCAATAAAAAACTTCCGTTCCACCCGTTCTATTCCCATCTATAAAATAATTCGTTCTTGAACCACCCGCAATCGATGCTGTACCAGAATCATCTACTGTATTACGGTAAATATAATAAGCAGCCAAATCAGCCTCAGAATTTTCATCCCATTCAATAATAGCATATTGTATACCACCAGTAGCAGAAACGCCTGTAACGGTAGCGGGTGGAGAATCGTCATCTGAAGTCGTTTCTGTAATATTTGTGCAAAAATCTGAAGCTACCCCTGCTTTATTTACAGATGCCACACCAAAATCATAAGAAACTTTAGGTATAAGTCCATCAATGGTTACTATATTTACCTTAGAAGTAGTATATGTATAATATGTAAACGAATGTTGCTTATATCTTATCAAGTAATGGCTTAATTTATCATCTGATATTGCAAACCATGTAAGAATAACCCATGCAGTTTGAGTACCATCAATAGAAGCATTATCCCCGGTTTCGGATAACGAAAGATTAGTTGGTACATCACATGCAGTCGGGTCAGTACCATGCTCAATATCATCAATAGGCACTGTGCCTATACTTGTTGTCCAAGAAGCTACTAAACCATCAGTTTTTAATACCGACCCATCTGATTTTCCAGACTGGTCTGGTAAATGAATAGTCGTTATATTTGCCGCGTGGTCATAAGCCCAATTTGACGATATTGATTTAGTTGTAACACCATCAACCGGTGAATCATCAATTCCACGCATACAATATATCTTTATATCAGACATTGAAACACGTTTAATTTCTGTTGGTATATCAGCATCTTCAATAACTAATTTATCAACATCAGCTATATCCGATATTTCATTTAAACTACCAAGTATTTTATCTTCGTTATAAGCCATTTTATTTTATTAAGAAATTAAAAGTTTATTGTTAGCATTATCTATCAATAAATAATGGCCAGCATTATCTATCAAAAGTGCAAATACCGTTATATCCTCTGTCCATAAATTAGATGCATCAAGGTCAGCCTCACGTTCATATTGTAATCCAATCCCGATATTATACAATTTCGGTTTCTGTGTATAATTATCAGTTCTTATAAATACCTTATGGCTTCTACCATCTATTTTACCAGATAATATCTTATTCTTTATATTCTGTTCTTTTGCCGTATATATATCATCCGTTACACGATATTGGTCAGATTGTATAGTTCTTGTATTCTTAAAATGTCCAATATCAATATCACCACTATCATCACTATGTAATAATAATCTTAAATACCTTAACCAGTTTATATCCATGAGATGCCTACGCTATTGGATTATTAGCTGTTATAGTTTGTGCTTCATCTGCATTACCAGTAAATCCCCAAGTAGTTCCACCAGTACTGCCAGTATGTGTATAGTCAATTGTATGGTCAGTTCCCGCATCTATTACTAATTTTCTATCAGAATTTATACTACACACAAAAGAAATAGTACCAGTACCAGTTAATGTATTATCGGCATTCATAGCATCTTGTAATACTTGAACCGCAACATCTATCGAATATAATCCATCCCCAACATCTATATCGGCAGAACCTTGGTCACTGATAAATTTCATTACATCATTATCATCGCCTATTTCAATCATATTTGTAAGTTCTTCTGTATCACGTTCCCACATCAACGATAATCCAAGAAATACTGGTTTTAATGATGAACAATTATTAAATAAATAACTTAATCTGTGCGTCCACGCTGTTAAATTTAGGTACGATATTAAATGCCGCACGCGGTGATACGTTAAACTCATAACATTAGTATCTGGTAACGCCGATACGGTTTCATAGTCTGTTTTTGTATTTCTATAATATTTTACCGTAACATCACCAGCGGTATCGGTTTTAAACATACTTGTTAACCGTCTTATACGCGTTCTATCCCACGTGCTGTTTGTGAAAAAAAAATCGCTGGTTGTTACCTTATTTTGAATTGTGCTACCACCGGTTCCCCACGCTAATCCATCTTCCATTCTTAATAAAAACCCACCATTATCAAATCCATATATATAGTTTATACCATATTGGTCTTGAACTGGGAATGCACCCTGCGGGAATTTATCATCTAGTGTTTTTTGATACCATTTCGACCGCCTTAAATCATAAACAAGCCATGTATTGTTTATGGATTGTGCTGCACCATTTACTTTTATTGGTACTAATAAATTCCATTCTTGATATGTTGGGTCAAACCATGCACTCGCTTTATCTATATAATCAACATCGATGCTATTGCTATCACTAGGGTCGAAATAATTTTCCACACCAGGAATTGCATGAATTGTATTACTAATAAACATCATTGGGCCTTTATCAGATAACCATATTGCAACATTTTGTGCGGGTGCATCCAATGCTTTATATGATACTTCGGCAGATGTTATTGTTAATGGCGCTGGGCATCCGATACTATGTGAAATCGGCAATATCCTGAAATCTTCTGGCATATCGCCAGTCAACATATATGCTTCAGTGTTCTTAAAAAATAGTGCGGCGGTAAACACATCTTGTCCATACTGATTAAATAATTCAACGGCACACGTTAATGCCCCACTACCGCCAAAATAAAGAGAACGTTCATTAAAATATCCACTTGCATCTTCACCATTATACACATCAGGTGCGTTTGCTTTACTGTAATCTACTCGATTATATTCCTTATCGGCTTGTGAACCACACCACATTGCACGGTTTTTATACTGGAACGGGAATACGTAATTGTTGTTTACAACACGCCCCTTGGGAATACCATATACAGCATCTATATATAAATATGTATTTTTAATATCATTAGATGTCATTATCTTATATGCATATCCAGTAATACTATTTATTGTAACTTTTCTTTCATCTGTTATATCATCATCCCATACAACAAAACCAGACCTATTGAATGATGCTGAACCACCAATTTGTTTTGTAGAATCTCTTCTTACATCAACCTGCGCCCACGTTCCAGTTACTCCACTCGTATAATAAACCTTAACGTGCTGGTTACTGCCACTATTGCCTTTTAAAACAAATTTTAATCCTATAATTGGTTCATCAAACATAAAATATAAATAATCACTCGTTGTAAAATCGCCGGAAGCACCACCAGATGTTAATGGTATACCCTGTACACTGGAACTGTTAGCAAAATCTTCATCAAGATATGAATATGATACATCTGAAACTTCTAATGTATATTCTATATTTTTAGGTGCTGGCGCCTCAAGACTATCATCATGTCTTAATGCATATATGCATGTTCTATATATACCATCCCATAAATCAACTATATTACGCATTTCAGACCTTGCTGTTATGTTAATTATTGTGGGAGAATTAGCAATTTTACTTATTAAAATTCGGTAAAAATAAAGATAATATCCTGATATATAATATGGTTTATCTCCAGGCGGAGGAGTCCATGTAACCCATCCATCATGAGCAAGAGTGACAGTACCATCCGATGTCCCGTCAACTTTCATTAATTCAGTTGATATTGTATCTGCACCAGTATAATAATATACGGTCATTGTTGATGGAGTACCAGTATTTACTGTCCCAACATTTATATATATACCAGATAATGGTCGTATTGCCCCAATAAGATAGCTACTGTCTGCCAAAGCCTTTACCGTAACATAACTTGTGGTATTGTTGTTAGTTACAATATTAGTATAATCAGGTAAATCCTCTGTATTTGCATATGTATTATTCACACTTTCCAAAAATGCACTAATTGGCATTTCATCGCCAGCCCATATCAAATCATCAACACCATCGCATATACCAATATTCTTGTTTGGCAACTGCGACATTCTTGCAACACCTGCGGAAGCATTCTCGGTATATAAAATATTACTAACCAACGTATCACTATATATTTTATCAATACCAACACCGCCCTGGTCTTCTGTAAACCCAATACTATCTGCTGCATTACTTTCAGAATCATTTATTTTTATCGCCGTACCACCATCAGAAGCATCTATTGTAAATCTACCACCAGAAAAAGTAACCTCAAATGTAATTGTACCAGTACCAGTTAATGTATTATTATCATTTAACCGTGTTTCTATTTCTGCAGCTAATGTAATGCCAGTATAAGCTTTAGGTGTAATTGTTATATCTGATGGACCGCCTTCATTACTTGTAAAATTCAACGTATCATTTACATCAGCGGTGATATAAAAATTAAAATTACTAGCATCGGGTACATTCCCATCGTGTGTAATAATATATCTTGTACCACTATAAGTACCTTGCATTAAAACATGGCTATCATTTATACCATCACCATTAGTATCATAATTCGTTTTTAACTGTATGCCATTGGTAAAATCGGTTGTTCCTAAATGCTCACTAGTATTTATTTCAGTAAATCCACCAACACCCTCCAATCCAAAATCAGTGTATCTGAAATTTTCCAATTCACTGAAATTTTCAGCACCAATGGCAATAGCATCGCCTTTTGGCAACCATCGTCCCTTAGCAGTTGATAATTCAAACCGCTCTAATGGAACAGATTCAGCTACAGGAAAATCACTTACCAATTCGGCACGTGTTTCTATAGCCTGAACTAATGTATCAGGAGCAATGGGAAATTCTGTGGAAAGATTTGTATTTATTTTTGTCGCAGAACCATATGTATCGCCAGCAATAGGTATATCAGTATTGATATTTACTATTGGTTGTTCAATACGAGCCGTTTCCTCAGTACCAGCAATAGGTATATCAGTATTGATATTTGGTGTACCTAATCCCGTAATAGAAGTAATTTCATCCGATGCTATAGGTATTTCAGAATTAAGCTCAGCATTAATTTTTGTATCTACAATTATTTTTTTGGGAGGCATATTAATTCCTTATCGTTGCTGAGCAGGTAATGTCACATCTGGAATTTTCCTCATATCAACAGTATCAACATTCTCAATCTGGTCTATTTTGTCTCTGCGATGGAACATACAACCACGCATGAATTTTTGCATTTCTAATGCAGCTTTGCTATGTTTCCCATCCTTAATATATGCCTGTGCAACCGCATAGTTAACAGCAAAATAGTTTAAATAATCTGGTAAATTTGTTCCATTTGTACCATAATCCTCTACTACAACATAACCATAAACTTCAACACCAGCATCACTCGCAGCCAATGCAGATGTGGGGCATGGATATATTATTAACGTGTCACCATGTAAATACCAAAATTTCGGTGTTGATAAAGTCGATGAATATGCATTGCCCAACCACCTTATATCCATTCTCTGTAATCCATTAATTGGTACACCCGTTGCTGATGAATACATAACAGACCTAACTTTAATAAAATGTGTGCTTAGTGTATAATGTATAGTATTCACCTCAAAATTCTCAAACTCTGTAGCTGGTTCACATAATGTCAACGCCGATGTACATCTTGCACCCCTATCTAGCCACTCGTCTATTTCAGTATCATTAAATACAAGTTCGGTAGGTTCATTTAATAATCGTCTTACTTCTGCTAATGCGTTTGCTTTTGTTAATGCTGCCATTTAATATCACCTACTTTCCTGAATTACACGTGTTCTATCTTGCTGAACCATCATATCCTTACTATCAACAGGTTTTGGATATATACCATCAAGCCGATGAAACATAATAAATGAATCAAATATTGCCATATATTGCTGTGCAGCAGCATAATTTTTCTTTTTTTCCATACATTTTGCCAACACATACCATATTATATATTCCTGCAAATAATCAGGCACAACCCCCTCAACATAAGATTGGTAATTATGTGCAATTATTTTTATATAATGCCCATCTTCACTCGAACTAGGTATCGGATATAACCATATTTTCTCATCCACAAACCACCATTCAACCGGTGGACCAGCAACAGTTCTACTAGCAATTCTACCCATTTGCCGTGGATGTGTTTTAATAAGTGTTTTTGCTGTCGCACCCGGTGCTGTTTCAGATGCACCATAATAAATAACCGCCTCTGGTCGTGGTAAATTCGTAGTATAAGCATATTCCTGCGTACTATCACTTATAACTTGGCTTGTAAAAGTTTCACCAGTCAGCCCAGCTTTTGTCATTTCATTAGCAGCAAAATCTATTTCCGCCTCAATATCAGCATCGGAAAACAACACAGCATTCGGCTCATTAATTAAAGCACGCACCTCGGTTACAAGATTGGCTTTTGTTTTATCTGTCATTGCCGCCATAATTTACTCCATTCTAAAATTTTCATATTACTTCATTCTTTTGTTTCTATATAAATTTTTGCGGTATTATCCTATCGTTTTTCCCAGCAATTATCCCACGTCCCATTTCATTTTTGCACCGTCTTACATATTGTATAAATCTATTCCAATGTATACTTGCCCAGCCAGAACTTTGATTTGATTGAACTTCGTCTGTTTTGGATTGCGATACCACATAATGAACCAACGCTTGATGATACTGTGCCGGTATTGACGGTGAATCTGTCGAAACGGATAAATCGGTCGGTTTATACACATAATCCAACTCAAGCTCTAAATATTTATAATAATCGGTTGCTGTTGCCCATGTTCCTGTAATAACTTCCCAATAAGTACTATATGCTGAACCAGTAATCGGTTTATTTGTTGCTGTAGCAGAAGTATGTGCCACTATACACTTATAATCCTTACTATCCGTACCGACTACAACATCTCCAACACCATATAATGTGTCATTAGCCCAAGTGCCAGCCCTGCTATATGCCTCCCAATATGTTGCATAATCATCACCAGTTATTGGTTTATTACTACTTGCTGATGTATGATTTAATATACATCTATAATTATTAGAATCAGTTCCTGCTACTAAATGCCCAATATTGTTTTGACTAGTTATAATTGGATACGTACGTACATATCCATATCCTTCTGAGTCTTGCATTATAGCACGCAATTGAGTGCTTTCTGTTGCCCGCCAATTTGTTTCATATATTGAATCTATTTCGGCAACAGTTCTAACAACCAGCGGTGTACCGTCCCATGTGGCACGTGTAATTACAATATTATCAGATGGTACAGCATACAATGAAGGATCTGGTACTATAATAATTTGCCCACGTTTCCTGAGACAATGAGTCATGTTGTTAAATTCGTTATAACCTTCATTAATTAGAAAAGTTATTTCAGGTTCTTCCCATTCAACATATCCATAATTGCGAAGTTTATAATTAATAGCAGTTTTGAGTCCAGCAAGAGTCATAGTTTATTACTTTCTTTTTACGCACGTGGAAATCTCTGCTTTTCAATTTCTTCCATACGTCTAATTTTTTCCTTCTCATCAAAAAACGTCTTTACTTTAGCAATCATATCGCGCCGAAGCATATCATTATTAAGCTTAACACCGATATCTTCACCAATTTTTATTATATCAGATTTTTTCATAACAATCAGATTTGGTAATTTTGGTGTAATTTGTCTTACCTGAGGTTGCTCGGCTATCTTGTCAATGTCAATAACTTCACTTTCTACCATACTTAATGTTGCCGATGTAACAACCGTTTCGTTTGCTTTGTTATCAGTATCCTTCTGTTCGGCAGCCAATTTCTCTGGCACGGGCGATGAGTTGGTGGATTTTATGAAGTCTGTTACCTTTTTTGTAGGTTTTCCTTTTGTTTCACGCATGTGTGCCTGATATAAATCTATTTGAAAATCATCAAATAGAGGCATGAAGTCTGGGTCATTTAAAAAGGCTGGGTTATAGGACAAGACATGGGGCGAGTTCCCTTTAAGAAAATATTTCGGCTTCTTATTCATTTTATCCTTCTCTCCTTTGTTGTTTTAGTTGTGGTTTTAATCTATTTCCTTTGCTATAGTTTTTACTGGACCACATCGGTTGTAAATTTGCCAAAGCCCAACATTGCTTAAATTCGTGGTCCTGATAAGATGTAAACTCCCAGAGCGATATAGGGATAATATGGTCAATTGTCCAACCATAAAATCCATAATTGTCCCAAGACATACCTTCACTAAATCGAGACTCTAAATGTTCTTTTAAATCAAAAATGGTATACTCCACAATATCTTCCCAATGTTGTTTATTTTTACCTTTTATGAGCGAACGAGATATACCCCTCGATATATTCATAGAAACTCTATATTGTGGATTTTGCCTTCTCTTTTTACTATATTTACCATCTTTCTTATGTATTTTTTCAGGATTTTCCTTACGATATAATCTTTCTCGCCCACGTATCCTTTCTTTATTTTGGTAATAATACTCACGACGGTTTTCTAAATTATATTTTCTATTTTTTTCACGTACTTTTTCTTTATTCTTTCGGTAATAATCTTTTGCTTTTATAAGAGCTTCAATTTTATTTCTTTGGTAATGCTCTCTTTTTTGCTTATTCAATGCATCTCTATTTTCACAATGATATTTTTTGTTATGTTTTTTTGTACAATTTTTACAATATGAACACAATCCATCTTTCGTAGATTTATTCCTATAAAATTCATTGATATTTTTTTCAATACCACACTTCATACACTTTTTCTTAACTAAATCTATCATAAACATTACCATAAAAATTTAGATAAGAGGGAATATATCCCAATCCCCTCTTACCATTACTTTTTATGACATATCCACACATGCAACATTTATAGTGAATACACCATCTGTCCAAATTTGGTCTGCTAGAACGACATCAATAGTATCGGCATCCGCGTAAAATCCGTTATCTTTATCGGTAACAGAGCCACCATTCGCATACGTCAGACTAAAAATATCAAACGCAGCGGTAGCATCAATACCATCTTCCCAACCGTTTGGGTCGTCCCCATCACCTATATCTAGCGTAGCAGAACTAGTAGATTCTGCACCAGCCGTTGCCATATAGCATGAAACACCAACAACTAATGTTCTCGCTGGAATATTAATAAGTTTCACAACGTCATTGGCAACCCAAGCACTAGCACCAACATCAGTAAGTGCCTGAGCCGCATCAAATGTACGGCTAAGCACATAGAATTTGTCGCTACCAGCAGCTGGAAATCCTGCACCATAATGTTGGTCAGAGGTGGTTTCGATATAATCATAAGTTGTAGACATTTTATATCACCTTTCCTTTAACCTTTATCAGCATATAAGTAACCAAGAGCAGAGGCTTTTGTAACATCATATCCATATACATGCAACCCTCTAACGAACTGACCGAATGTATTATTTGCACGGATAGTAAATGTTTCAACCAACTGTTCAGCGAACGAAACCCCCATCGGATGTCCGAACAAACAATAGAAACAAGTTGTACTTGTTGTACTGTCTGTCACGGAATATAGATGGTTTGATTTGTAAATAGTCATACTGTCTATCATACCAATACGACCGTTCCGAATTATAGATTCCTTGTCACCAGTGAGAGAAGCATCTTTCAAATCCGATTTCTTTATAAGATTGGTGAAAAGGGGCGGCATTACCATCCATCTCTCATCTTCAGGAACATTCTGTTCATCGAGAACTGTACCACAGTCAACGATATAATCAAGAATATTCGCACTTGTAAGAGATTCGGGGGCATCCGCAGCACCCAAATCAAATCCACTGGTTTCTACACCAGCGGATGCACCAACATTATTATCATCCGCATCTGAATAGATATTCTGAAGAACATCTTTATCAATTGCTTCTGCTATCTGCTCACCAGCAGTTTTGGAAAACTCGTCAAGTAAAGTTATGTCTGACTGAGCTTCATCAACATCATCAACAAGAACATTGAAATATTTACCGCTATTGATTGTCAATGAAGTCGGTGTGGAACTAGGCACCTGAATATCAAGTGTCTGACCTTTGACATAATTACCAATTGTAATATCAGGATATGTACGAATATTAACTACATCACCGAATTTCTTGATTTCGCCTTCATACATCGTATTTGAAATATCTCTGAATACACTTTTGGCATAAAACCTTACCTGAATACGAGGAGACCATAATTCGGGAATAAAATAACCACCTGAACTAGATGAATAGTCAGGCATACCAGCTGCACGATTATAAACAGCCATTTTATAAACTCCCTTAAGTTATCCCATCTTACCGCTTTGCATTCTGTGACATAAGATTTGTAACTTTACGAACCACATTATTGAACTGGTCAATAGTTATTGTCCCAGCACGAAGTTGTTTTTGTGCTTTTGCAATTTCATCATAACTTGGCACAGGTTCATTATTGCCAACAGAAACATTGCCAGCAACAGACCTGCTTGGTTCAATATAATTCCCTATCTCTGCTTTAAACTGCGGTTCTTGTACAGTTTTTACAGGTATAGTTGGTTCTTCAGTAACTTCAGTAGCCACAACATTTTCAGCAATATTCGACTCAACAGGCTTATTAAAATTTTCATTACTAATATTGCTGTTCTCTAGGGTTTTCATAAAAGCGTTATAAAGAAGTGCAACTCTGCCCGCATCCAAACGGCTATGGGCATCAAGTAACAAATCTTTCCTTAAATATCCTGATTCTGGCGATGGCCGCCCTAGCCATTCCGCAAATTCATTTGTATCTCTAACAGTATCCCAACCAGAACAATGTTCATTAAGATATGAAATATATTTTTCTTCGGCAGTTTGAGCTTGCTCTGTTTTAACAACTTTTAGCTCATTTTTAATATCGTCAAGATTTATAGAAGCAAGCTTCTGTTCTATCTGACGGATTCTGCTATTTATATAATCTATAATCTTAGGATTGTATTCCTTTAATTTAAGGTCTACAACTTCGTTCGCACCTCTGATGACAAGGTCAACCCATTCGTCACCAAAATCAGATTTATCTTCTGGCTTAAGCTGTTTAGCGACCTCTATATCGAACGGTTTTACTTCCACTTCCGTTGCCGTAGTAGAAGCAGGTTGAACGTCAAAAGCCTTTTCAGGTATTTTTTTAGGTTCTCCCTTTGGCTGTTCTTTACTTATATCAACTATTAAGTCTTTAAGCTTCTTGATTTCATCTTCTTTTTCTTTTAGTTGCGAGGCATAGCGTGGCACCTCAGCATTGTACTTGTTTTGCAACACACTATACTTTTGTTCAAAGTCACTGCTCTGTTTTGTTTTTTTGTCAACCTGTTTTTTAGATTTTTTGGAATCATCAACTTTTGCCGGTTCAACAATATTACTATCTTGTTTTACTGGTTCTGGCTGTTTATCCTTAACATCGGCATCAACAGGCGATACATTTGTTTTTACATCAGAACTATCCTGATTTTCCAAAACCTTTCCATCCTTACTATAAATTTGAGCATGGATTTCATTGCTTTTTTCAACCTTGGCTAACGCTTCTTCTTCCTGTATTTTCTTATTCATTTTATTCTCCATTCGAGCTTTTCATATAAGGTGTTCACGGTTTACATACCGCTGGACATTCCAGCGTTGTGAGCCTTATCGATAAAGTATTCATACAGATTTGAACTTGTGATTTTATTCTCTTATGGGATAAAACCTCACCCACAATATAGTAGCATTATTGCTATTATTTTATAATATAATATTTGCATACAGATTATGCAAGTTGTTTTTAAAATTATTTTTGTTTCTCCTTTTCAGCTTTTTCCTTATCCCTTTCTTTGGCTTTTGCTTCCTTAACTTCTACAACAATTTTATCTATTTCTTCAACTGATAAAAACTGCTCAATAACCTCAAGATTCTGTGAGTTCATCGTTTCGCGCTCTTCCGAGAACTTGGTGAATTTTTTAACCGTTTCTTTTATAATTTCCATCGCACGTTCACCGATTTCAATATCTTTCATTGGGTCAAGTTGAGGGTTCCATGTCAAGTTTTGAGTTTCTTCATCAATTTGAAGATTAACTAATTTATGTTCATCTTCGCTTAAACTTAATTCTTCACGTAAAACACGCACAATACGAATTGATGTTATATCGCCTTGTGGCGGAAGGTTGTTTAGCAACACAATTCTACTATAAACACTTAGTTTCATTTTACATACACTCCTCTATGGGTTTTGAATTTTTGTAAGGGGCTGATTAATGGCTCAGCCCCGATAAACCATTATTATAAATTATACAGATTTTAAAAG